ATGCGGCTGACGTAGATGCTTTAGCAACTCTTTATGCTTATGTTAATACAGGCACAGAAGAAAATCCTGTTATGGAAAGACCATTAGGTGAGTGGCCTGAATTGGAGGTTTAATGCCTTTAATTTTATCAGGAAACGTAGCTTCAGCAACAGCAGATGCAGATGTAGTAACTAACTCATGTAGAATTAACGGTAGCAATGATTCAGATGAATTAAAACTAACATTCGCTGGTGATGGAAATAGAAGAACATTTACATGTAGTTTTTGGCTTAAAAGAGTAATACTTGGTGCTAATCAAAGTGTATTTTTTGGAGACACTGATGGAAGTTCAAACGCTGATCAAGACTCTTTTTATTTCAATTCAAGTGATGCCTTTCTTTTTGGTGGTTGGGATAGTAATTTTTTTACTACCACTAGAGTCTTTCGTGATGTCGGAGCATGGTATCATTTTGTAATAGCAGTAGATACAACACAAAGCACAGCTTCTAATAGAATTAAACTTTATGTTAATGGCACAGCACAATCATATACAAGTGGTAGTGGTTATCCAGATGAAGATGATGATTTAGGAATAACAAAATCTGGTAATCACTCTTGGTTTGGTAATGATGGACAATCTGGCAGAGGAGATGGTTATTTAGCAGAAGCAGTTTTAATTGATGGATTACAATTAGCACCAACTTCTTTCGGAGAATTTAACGAAGATTCTCCTACAATTTGGCAACCGATAGATGTATCAGGATTAACATTTGGTACGAATGGTTTTTATTTAGATTTTGAAGCTAGTGCTAATTTAGGCAACGATGCAAATGGTGGAACAGATTGGACAGAAGTTAATCTAGCCGCAGTAGATCAAGCTACAGATACACCGACTAATAATTTTTGTACACTTAATCCTTTAGATGGAGGTTTAAGTGGAACATTTTCAGAAGGTAATCTTAAACTTGCTACTGCCTCATCTGGTTATGCAACAACTAGAGCATCTTTTGGTTTAACAAATGGTAAATGGTATTGGGAAGGAAAAGCGGCTGTTGGTACAGCTTTCGAAATTGGCATTCTAGTATCTAATGTGGATATAATGGATACAGATGATCCAATGGGAAAAACTGCAAATGGTTATGCGTACACAGGAGGAGGAAATAAATATACTAATGATACTAATTCAGCTTATGGAGATACTTATGCGGCAGATGACATTATAGGTGTGGCTTTAAATTTAGATGATGGAGAATTATTTTTTTATAAAAATGGAGTAATACAAAATAGTGGAACTGCCGCTTTTACAAGTTTAGCATCAGATATTTATCATCCAGCAGTTTCAGATGATAGTGGAGGTTCAGCTTGTACTTGGGAATTAAACTTTGGTGGTTGTTCAGCTTTTACAGTTTCATCAGGAAATAGTGATGCTAATGGTTATGGAAATTTTGAATACGCAGTACCTAGTGGATATTACGCATTATGTACTAAAAATTTAGCGGAGTATGGATAATGGCTTATACAGCAATAGACGATCCAGAAGCATATTTTCAGACTAAATTATATACAGGAAATGCAATAGATGACACTGCTATTACTTTAGATGGTGATACTGATATGCAACCTGATTTAATTTGGACTAAAGAAAGAAGTCAAGCAGGAAACCATAATATTTTTGATTCTGTTAGAGGAACTTCAAAAAGATTAAGAACTGAAACTACTGCTGCTGAAGCAACTTTAGATCCTGTTAATCAAATAAAAAGTTTTGATAGTGATGGGTTTACTTTAGGAACAAACAATGGAAGTAACGAAGATTCAGTAACTTTTGTAGCTTGGTGCTGGAAAGGTGGAACGACAGCTGTTCCTAGTGGTGGTTCACTTACTCCATCAGCAGTTAATTTTTCAGCAGATTCTGGTTTTGGAATATATAAATATACTAATAATACTGTTTCAGGAGCTACGATTGCACATGGATTAAGTTCTGCTCCTAAAGTGGTAATAATTAAGCTAACAAGTCATACTGGTAATTGGATAACAGGTCATGTAAATGCAGCCGATCCTTTTGATAAATTTCTAACATTAAATACAACATCTGCTGTAATTTCTCCTGATGATATGTTTACTGATACTCTACCATCAAGCACATTAATAACTATAGGAAATAATAGTGAAGTAAATTATTCTATAAGTAGTGGTGCATATTCATATATTATGTATGCTTGGGCGGAAAAACAAGGCTTCAGCAAGTTTGGTGGCTACACAGGAAATGGAGATGCTGATGGAGCATTTATTTACACAGGATTTCGACCAGCATTTACTATAATCAAAAGAACTGACACAACAAATTCTTGGATGGTAGGAGATAATAAAATAAATCCTTTTAATGTTACTGATAATATGTTGAGAGCAGATTTACCTGATGCTCAACAATCAGGAAATACTGTTGATTATTTATCTAATGGTTTTAAAATCAGAGTAGATGGTAATGCTTTTAATGCTTCAGGTGGAACATACATCTACATGGCTTTCGCAGAAGCACCATTCGTAAATTCAAACGGAGTACCTTGTAACGCGAGATAATTATGCTACAGAAAATTAAAATACAACCAGGTTTTAACAAACAGGTTACCGCAACGGGTGGCGAGGGCCAATGGGTTGCAGGGGACTATGTACGTTTTAGATATGGTTCACCTGAAAAAATAGGTGGTTGGGCACAGTTAGGAGATATTACTTTAACTGGAAGAACTGTAGCTATGCACCAATTTGTTAATTCTAGCGGTATTAAATATTCAGCTTTAGGTACAAACAGAATTTTATATGTATATTCAGGGGGCGCTTTTTATGATATAACTCCTCTTAAAAGTACAAATACTTTAACCAGTGCCTTTACAACAACACAAAATGATGCAACAGTCACGATTACGTTTGCATCTGCTCATAATATTTCTAAGTACGACATTATTCTTTTGGATAACTTTAGCACTATTACCAATTCTGATTTTGGTTCTAGTGATTTTGACGATAAGGTATTCATGGTGGCAACGGTTCCTTCTTCAACGACGATTACAGTTGAAATGGGATCTAATGAATCAGGATCCGGAGCATCCACATCAGGTGGAATAAGAGTTAAACATTATTATTCAATAGGACCTGCAGTTGAAGAATCAGCTGCCGGTTGGGGACTTGGATTATGGGGTGGTACTGCTTTAGGTGCAGGATCTTCTACTTTGGATGGTGCACTAACAGATTCATCTACAAGCATTATACTGGATGATTCAGGATCATTTCCTGCATCAGGAACAGTTGTAGTAGACAGTGAAAGAATTGCTTATACAACAAATACTTCTGGTACAGATACTTTATCGGGTTTAACTAGAGGATCAGATAATACGACAGCCGCATCACATTCTGATGCAGCAACAGTAACGAACGCATCCGATTATACTAAATGGGGTGCATCACAAACAGGAGACATCGTAACAGCTCCTGGAATGTGGTCGCTAGATAATTTTGGTAATAAACTTATTGCAACTATTTCAGATGGTGCAACTTTTGAATGGAATTCGAATGCAACGGGTGCAACATCAACTCGTGCAACTCTTGTATCAGGCGCACCAACAGCTACACAATTTACATTAGTTTCTACACCGGACAGACACTTAGTTAGTTTCGGAACAGAAACTACAATTGGAACAACGTCTACACAAGATGATATGTATGTTAGATGGTCTTCACAAGAATCATTAACTACATGGACTCCAACTTCAACTAATACTGCAGGTACACAAAGACTTGCCGATGGTACAAGAATCGTTGGAGCGATAAGAGGTAGAGATGTAATTTACATTTGGACTGATACTGCTTTATTTGTTATGAAATTTGTTGGTCCACCATTTACTTTTGCATTCCAACAGGTGGGTACAAACTGTGGACTTATCGGACAGAATGCAGCAGTTGAAGTTGATGGATCTGCATACTGGATGTCAGAAAATGGTTTCTTTAGATACACCGGACAACTACAATCTTTACCATGTTTAGTTGAAGACTATGTTTACGATGGTCTAGCAGATGTACCTAGACAACATATTTTCGCAGGTTTAAATAATTTATTTGGTGAAGTTACATGGTTTTATCCAGGTAGTGGAGCTACATCTAATTCTAGATCTGTTACATACAATTACATGGATTCGAGCAGCGAGCGGCCTATATGGACTACAAGTTCACTTGCAAGATCTACGTGGGCGGACTCCTCTATATTTGGAAAACCTCATGGAACTGAATATGATTCAAGTGCTACGAGTGATGCAACAGTTGGTAATACTGATGGTGTTACAACTTATTTTGAACATGAAACTGGAACTAATCAAATTAAAGCAGGTACAACAAGTGCCATTGCTGCAAATATACAATCAGGAGATTTTGATTTAGACCAAAAAGGTTTAGCTGGTGATGGAGAATTTATGATGAAAATTAGAAGAGTAATACCTGACTTTTTAACTCAAACTGGAGATGCAAGAGTTACATTAAACTTAAAAAATTATCCAACAGATGCACAAGCAAGTTCATCTTTAGGACCTTTTACATCTTCAACAACTACAACTAAAATAGATACAAGAGCACGTGCACGTGCTATATCTTTAAAAGTAGATAATACTAGTACTACTCAGCACTGGAAATTAGGTACTTTTAGATTAGACATACAACCGGATGGAAGAAGATAATGGCTAGAATAGTACAATCATTGACACAACCAACTGAAAAATACGATCAACAGATACAACAATCATTTGTTAGAGATGTTGATAGCGTAGTTACAAAATTAAACACATCTTTTCAACAAGATTTAAAAGATGAATCAGAGGCGGAGGCTTTCTTTTTAGCATAATGGCAAATAGTTTCGTAAATAAAAAAGCAGATTTAACCAGTACTAGTGCAACGACACTATATACAGTGCCCTCTTATTCAACGGCTGTTATTAAATCCATTTTAGTATCTGAAGATTCAGGTAATGCTGACACAATTACAGTGACTTTAACTGATACTTCTGATAGTGTATTTAGCCTTTTTAAGACAAAAGCAATATCGGCAAACGCCACAACAGAGCTGTTATCAGCACCCATAATCGCCCAGGAAAGCGAAGTTATAAAGGTGACTGCAGCTACTGCAAATAGATTACACGTTATACTTTCGGCTTTAGAAATTAAGCCTAGAGATGTAACTTGATTTACTTGGAAAAAACAAGTAGTAATAGAAACTCAGGTGAAATCCCTGCCTTTAACAATTAACAAACATTATGAACAGATCAAGAATGCGAAGACAATTATATTCAGGCGGTGGAATCACCAGTGTACCAAGAGTAGGTTTTGGTCTTGGTAGTAGTATTAAAAAAAGACTTAGAAAATTAATCCCTAACGAAATAGCAGATGTTGCAGTTAAAGCTGCTCCATTCGTTGCTATGGTTCCTGGTTGGGGACCTGCAGCTGCAGGTATCATGCGAGGTGTTGGAAGATTCGATCAAAGAGGAAGTATAAGTGATGCTCTTA